GATAGTAATTCCTATTTGACTGAACTTAATTTAAGTTTACGGCTTCCACCATTAGGCTCCTGCGCCGCTATGTTCACTATCGGCAAAGTACTCTGGACCTTTAGAAAAAAAAGTGAAAACCGTCCCCATCTGCTTTCAGGCCCCAAGCGAAACAGAACTGTATGCTTGTGATAAGTTCGTTTTAACGCCCTTCAACCCACCATAATAAAGCCATATAATTCAATATGTTGAGCATCGTAAATAAACTATCTCGTTTGACAAACTGGCTCCCTCTTATAAACCTCTAATCTCTTCATTTCTCAGCACTCAACAAGCGAGCATAACCCGATGCTCCGATGGTAAGACCTATCCAAGGCGCAAATGCTTAGCTATCTCATCGTATGGCACCTTGTTTTATCTGTCTTTTTTAGTAGGTGTATGTAAGATGGTTTTACATTACAGTCATTCTCTGTCTAATACATGATCAGGAGATTTGTTCAGTGAATGTTTCCGCCCGTTTTGTTATACTATTAAATCTTGCATGCGCTGCTTTATTATTTACTCTACTCAATGCCAGGTTTGATTTATTCTGATCAGGATCTCATTTTACTTACTCGAAAACCCTCCTAAGATTCATGCATGTACATATCTTACATCCAATCGAGTAGTAAATCGAAAATCATCAGGGAGAATAATGACTTGATAAAGGACGTGATCATTGACCATCGTCCTAACTTTCCATAAACAGGTGGGTATTTAGTGTATGAACCCTCGTCCAACTAGTTCCTTCCGATTACCCTTAAAGCACTTTTCATGGTGATGTTTTTCCTTGTTACATATTTGGATGCTTGTTTTAAGGCATTATTCATTGCTATTACAGTCACAGGCCTAGCTAACCCTTTAACTCGATTTGATCTACTCTGGAAAACATAAATATCAGAAGGATAGCAATCCTTTCTGTACGCAATTAACTTAGAAAGCAATAAATTTAATCTAATTGTTCGTGGCTCAAATTTTGGAGTTCCAGCCAAGTGCAGCATGTCATCTTCGATATCGGCATATCTAATAGTAATCACCCTGCTGCCTTCAGCACGGAGAGAAAACAATGTTAACCATAAGTCTGCCCATGTTGATGAAATTTTAGACAATTCAAAGTGAATAGCCCTGAACTCTTCAGGTGTAATAGAATCTGTTTTTGCCATGAATACCCCCAATGCTCAACCCAACCGCTTACCAAAATTTCAACAACTTTATTACATTATTTCAATACTTTATTACGAAAATTGGATTAAATGTTCAATATTTTTTTCCTCTACCCCTACCGCGCCGGAAATTTCTTATACAAGGTGCACACCGCAACGTCGTAAATAATCGCCACCTGCTTTCTGTCCACTCCGTTTGCGATCAGCCTGCCAGCCTGCGCCCATTGCTCAGGGGTTAACTTCGGCCGTCTGCCGCCTATGCGCCCTTTCTCCCGGGCTGCCGCCAGTCCTGCCCGGGTGCGTTCCACGATTAACTCCCTCTCCATCTCGGCCAGGGCTGACATGATGTGGAAGATGAAACGACCCATTGGGCTGGAAGTGTCGATGCTGTCCGTAAGGCTTTTGAAGTGGATGCCGCGCTGCCGTAGTTCGTCCACCAGCAGCACTAAATTTCGCATGCTTCGCCCGAGGCGATCCAGCTTCCACACCACCAGCGTATCGCCCTCATTCAGGGTTCGCAGAAGCTTTTTAAGCGCTGGCCGGTTCGCTACCGTCCCGCTCATTTTTTCCTCAAAAACCTGTTCACATCCTGCGCGTTCGAGAGCTTGTCGCTGAAGATCTGTGTTTTGGTCATTTGTTGACACCCTTACGTAGCCAATTTGCATATAATTCACCCAACATTTTTTACAAATAAAATCAGGTGAAGTTATCGGCATGGCTGCCACAGGGCAATCTATAAAACGTCGGTTTGGTAGACAGCAATGGTGTCATCCCATTAGAACTTGGAGGAACAGGTGCAAAGACTTCCAGTTCTGCACTCTCAAACCTTGGCGCGCTGGGCCTGAGCGGAGGTACATTAACGAATGCTCTGAATATCGCAGGTATCGCTGGCAACCCTTACGCTTTTACCGTTGAAGGACTTTCAACGGTGGGTAGTGTATGGGCTCATACGGTGATGGTTAACGGTACTCCTCGCTTCAGGGCAGGTATTGCAGGCATTGGTGGTGCCGTCTCTTACCAAATCGCAGGAAGAAATAACGGCACCGATGCATTCTCAACAATGCTGTCTGTGAAGCCAGGCTCAGTTGTTTACACTTCTGAAAATACCACTAAAGCCTCCGATGGCACGCTGAAAGCAGCTTCGCCGATGGCCAGAATCGTGAAATCTCAGAATGAGAATCAGCGCACCGATATTGATGAAAATGATTTTATCTGGTGCGGCTGCGGTACTGCGAACGCCGAGGCGGAGGGAATAACCCTTTCCCGCCTCGATGTTGGGGTTTACATGCTGACCGGTTCGGCAGGCCTGGCGTCAGAGGGATGGCAGCTCCTCCCTCCAATGGACCCGGGAGGCATGGGAGAACTGGGTGTGGTTGAGGGCGAGCAAACCGAAAGCGGCGGACTTACTATCCGCCTGTTCAAGCGAAGATATCTGCTGAGCGATGACGGGGAGATCGTCAAAACGAAAGGGGAACCAATGGACGTGCCGGTGAACAGTTGGATCGATGTTCGCCTGGATATGCCTTATGATTCTGCCTTTAATCAGCGGATGAGTCAGGAACTTCAGCCATAGCCGCACGCTGATTCCAGATACTGTTTTGCGGCATCTCTACACGGACACTGATAAACTGATCGGCCGGAATATCGGCCGGGTCTCCATCCGCGTAACCTTCCCGTGAGTTCCTCGCAAATGCCGGCGCTGTCGGGTATTCCCGGTGAAAAGTTCTTACCAGCACCGACCCGTCGGCATTAACCTCATAGTCCAGCCAGATCAGGGCCTGCCCGTTGCGATCTTCAGGGATATCGAACCCGCCATCAATACCCCCCCACGCAGCATCAGAGTTCATCCCCATGCAGCCCTCGATCAGATACACCCCAACTTTCACGCGGGTTACAGTGCAGCCCTCAGATTCATCGTTAGTCTGGTATGTTCCATCTGAAAATACTTTGATCACCGGTGATGCAACTTTAAGCGTTCCATCACTGGCTTTCGTGGTGTTCTGCGTCGAATAAAGGGTGTGCGTCGTTGAGAACCCGACGTTAGTATTGCCCTGAATTGTACCGTTGCCCTGACGATACTTCAGTCCCTGAGAGGTTGACGCAAGCTGCCACGACACATAGCCACCACCTGACGGATCATGCCACCCACGTAGTGTTAGCATATCCGCGTATTGCTTCCCTCAAGTTTTGCCATGCTCTTGTATATGGCCATGTATGGCTGCGGCTGACCGCCAGCCGATATAACCCCGGTAATTAGCCCCAGCATGGCAGGCATACAGGCCCACTTCCCCGCCAGAGTTGTATTGATGTTGTATCCTGAGCTGGCATCCACCCCGGCGGTACCGAGGGTGACAACATCGCTCAGTGTGCGCGTTCAGGCTGTTGATGGATGCCTTGTTGCCGTTCACGTCAGTCTGCAAACTCAGCAGCGAACGCGCCGTTGCCTCCTTCTCGTTGACGATCACCTCATCAATGCGGTCCAGCTGCGCGCTGTTACCAGCGACGGATGCAGACAGCGTTTTGCGCGCGGCCACCTGCGCCAGGTTGCCCTGAATAATCGCGATAGCGGAGTTCTTCACTCCCCCCGTCATGCCGTCCACAGACACGCTGATATTATCGATACGCTGACCCAGTGCGGTATCGGCCGTCGCCACTGTCTGCTCAAGCTTGCTCACCTAGCACGCCATAAAGCCGGACTGTTCTGAGCGGTTCTTTATCGAGTGAAATTGCCATATTTACTCCATAAAAAAACCCGCCGAAGCGGGTGTGTAAGATATCATAAAGCAAAAAACCGCCAGATGGCGGGTTTAAGTTATGTGCCTGTCAAACCATCGGTCGGTTCAGGCTGATCTATTAATGACGTGTTCGTACAATACTTTTCTTTAAACCTGATGTGCTTTGGTTTTGCTTGTTCTGAAATATCGAAGCCTGAGAGTACTCTCTCGAATGCAGCTTCTGGCATATCATCATGCGCCGTTATTTCACCGGCTGCATGCTTTCTTGCAACATTATCGACACGCCAGATAACTGCCTCGGCATAGACTATATAACTGGGATGCTGGATAAATCGATGGTCACCAGGGTTAAGCACACACGCATCATCATGAGGAACGCCCGGCTTAATACTGGACACGTTAACAACCAAAATGCAGTAACAGTCGTTTACTGGGTAATAAACAGGATCGTTGCAAATCACATGAAGATGATTGCATGGCCCGCTTGGAGCTAAAACGGTTCCTTTTTTATATGGTTGAAATGTGCTCATGACAATTGAGAAGAAAACTCCTTGAGCTCTTGTGATTCGCACATGCTCCTGAAAATATTTTCAGCTTCTTCAGGAGTTTTACCCTCATTCAAAAAAATTTCACGCACGTCAATAGGGGTTCTAGACCCGCGAGGATCATGCCATTCCGGGCAAACATCACGCAGGTGAGTCATATCGCGCAACTCGTATCTATTCATGTGACCATACTGGGCATAAATTTCATCGAGGATGCGGACATCTGCCCGGCTCAATTCATCGAACACTTCATCAGCATCCATTTCACGCGGATCAGCACTCAGGCAAACATCATGCCCCGCTGTTTGAATCAGCCGATACCAGTATTCACCGCCAGTCTCTGCTCTACCGCGGATTAAATCCAGGGTAGTAGACATCACAGGGCCATGAGGCATTGAATAGAGACGATCCTCACCCATCATGCGTCCATGTCGGATCATAGATTGGCGATTTGCCAAGTATAATAATTTCATAAGCTTCAGATATGCCATGCGCCCGCCACGTTTAAGTAGCAGGTAAGCAGCCATCTGAGCTACTTTTTCTTCGCTAAACATATTGAACCTCTAAATCATTTATGAAAGCAGCACTCTACAGTGATTCTATAGCTAGCTATAACTTTTAAGCAATCCTCATTTGGTCAAGATAGCCCCACGTTCGACGATGATCGCAATGACCATTTTGAAAGTTAACAGCACTATCGCAGAAGTTACCCCTCAGGTAATAGTAAACTATTGTCACGTTCTCGGGAGATAGGCGGTGCCTATGAGCCAGCTTGAGCTTTCAAGAATGGCATAAATAGCACTTTTTGCACAAAATGTATGGCTTGGTTGGAATGCAGAACAACAAAGATTGCTGTAGTATTTCGCCCCCTCTGAATGGAGGTGCTCAGATTTCAACCACACTCTAATAAGATTTTATGTCTGAGTATCTTCATGGTTCTTTCCATCCAGTAGCCGCCATAAGGAACGCGCTGGCTCAGATGCCCATAAAGGTGATGCAGTAGCATGTTACCTTCCAGCAGAATCCCCGCATGATTCCACTTATCAGCCTGAACCTGCATGATTACCATATCGCCAGGTTTCGGCGGCCCGTCGAATTCACGGAATCCGCACTCGTACCAGCAATCCTGATAGAAGTTGTCCGGATAGTCGTTTTCCCACCAGGGATAACCAACCCGGTAATCGTGGAGTTCGATACCATGCGTTTGCCGGAAATAGCTCATTACCAGCCCCCAGCAGTCGAAGTGACCAAGCACAAAAGGACGCTCCAGCAGCGGCAGCTCTCCGCGCGGCTGAATGGTGCGTAAATCCCCCTCTGGCCAGCTCACGATATGCCAGGGTAAAAGCGTTAAGTCGCATTGCGCTTTATCCAGTTCGCTCGGCTGCGTAGTGGCGTCAGGGTGGCTGTGAACGATGGCGATCACCGTACCCCAGTCCTCAGCAACTGCGTAATCTTCCGGGCAGAGGACAAAATTTTCCTCCGGCGCCGCGGCAAAATTCCGGCATGGAAAATAACGTTCAACACGGCTTTTTTGCGCCACCACACCACAGCACTCACGAGGATATTCAGCAGCAGCATGCGCCATAATCGCATCAATTGTTTTCTGACGCATATCAGCTCCTGATCAGCGACGTTCCCGGGAATCCACCAAACGAGAGTTGGTTATTTTCGCCGAACCGAAGTTTGCAGGCCGTCAGCGTGCCGTTGCATTCATCCAGTGACGGATCGCTTACCGGGTTGTTGTTTTTGTCGAAATAGCGCGTATCGTCTGGCGGTAGCGTAGTTCAGTCCCTGCGCTTCACACCATTCCTTTGGTGATACGCCGGTTGCGGCATGTTCGGACAGGAACCGTTGCTGAAGCTCTCCCCAGTCCGGTTTTGCCATTATTCACTCCAATAAAAAAAGCCACCAGCGAGTGCCAGTGGCTTGAATGTGGTAATCAGAAATGGGTTCGAACCGTTGGGACAAACAATATTAAGCGCTCACCCGCTGGATTAAAGTAGCATCACGCTTCGTCTGGCCGATATGAACTCCTGTATCACTCTACTGACGTATAGAACCAAGCATGACCCATCCTACTGCTACGCGCCAGTCTCGCTGCTTTCAACCAATCAGAGCATCATAAGCCTCGATAATTTCTTTCCTGCTCACGTATCTGTCGGCTGCCACCAATATGGCTCCACTTTCGCCTTTCAGAAAAGTTGAAAAAAAAATCACCACATCCAAACACCTCACCTCATTATTAGCATACAGATAAAGAATCTTGCTCCGATAACTTCGAATTTTCAGCAACTTAGCAGGTTCATCATCAGCAAAAATCAATAGCTGTGCCATAAAATCTCCTTCTACACTTAATTCCTTACAAGTGAAGATTGTTAGTCCCATGAACACTCAATCACATTGATGAATCTTTTGCCTGTGATTTACGTTACCTTTAATAGCCCAAAAGTCTTTTTTAACTCATACACCTGAATTCAATTCTGAAAGAAGTGAAAATGGCAGCAAACAAATCACCAGGAGTTTAACTTTATTTAATTAGTTATAGTGCAGAATGCTTAACCCTGTATATAGAGTTCGCTTCTTCGCACTTTTCTTTCAAGTATATGAACCGGGTGGATACTTCACTGTTTGAGCAGTTCGTCACAATGCAGTAACCCTCTACCCACGCCTTTTCATCCTTTTCGGCAAACAAACTTTCGAAAATGGCAACCCAAGTGCTGTTAGGCATGCGTTCCAGTTCAAAATACTTCATTGTCCCTCCCTCACGAAGGGTTCTGTACTCATCCAATCCTAAGATTTTCATACTGCATCTCACGGTCTTTTTAATGTTATGATTTCTAGCATCATATCCAGGCTTTTCCTACCCCAAAATCCATGGGACTCTGCATTTTATCATCATTAGCAACCAGCAGATGAGCTTTGTAATAGATGAAGAATGCGCATAAGAAAACCATAGCTATTCATGTGACATGCCTGTCCTCAGTATTGGATTTAGGTTACCTCCTGGATAAAAACTTACCCATCAACATTAAAAATACAACGATTCCAACAGGCACTCCAACAATAGGTGTAGCGAACGCGCTTACTCCCACGGCGGCAACCATACCTCCCAAAGTACTAAACATGATGGGTATGATTAACATAATGATAGCCTGGGGTATTCCTGCCTTCCAGAGGAGTAACACCATAATGACAACAAAGAACACCATGAGAAAAGGCATTGTTTGCCCCCTTAATTAAACACACTCTCTATATAACGACCATTTGGAAAATTTATTTAGTTATCTTTCAATTAAGGCCTACTTGCAGTTCGCCTGCCACGCTTTGTTATGCGCCAGGATGTCGCGCTTCGTCTGCCTGTCCAGTACATCCCAGTCGTGCGCTGTGCAGTAGATGGGTTTAACCCAGTCGCAAGACGTATCGGCTACCTCAACCCTTACGGGTCCAGTTGTCCCGCAGCTCGCGATCAACATCGTCGTCAGACATATGGTTAACAGTCTGCTGTACATTGCTGGCCTCTTTCGTTGCTTCTACCCGGCGTTCGGCTGCTGCGACCGTTGCCGCTGCGTTATCTTCGGTGCGCTGCTGGTCGGCTTTCACTTCAGCTTTGCTGGTGCCGCGAATATGGCCCAGGCCAAAAGCGCCGGCGATAGCGGAAATAACCAATGCGACCAGCCCAATTATCGTTTCGATCCCCACATTCACCTCATACCAGAACGGATTTCGCCAGGTTCAACAGCGCACGGCGTTTATCCAGCCCGTTGCGGCCGCCATTGATTAACAGTGTCACGCGCTCAACGTCGCCGGAATGAAGAAGGCAACCGCGGGAGGCATAGAACCATGCGGCAGAGCGCGCGGCGTATTCATCCTTTTCAAGCAGCTCCGGATGAGTAACAAGGTCCAGTTTCAACGCCTGGCCACAACTGCGATAGTTGCTCAGGCCGGTAATCTGTTTCAGCCCACGACCGCGATATTTCCAGCCATCACCAGCGACCTGATTGCCAAGGTGTTCTTTTCCCCACTCACCACCGTATACCAGATTGGCGATCGCTTTCTGGTTTGCCGGTTGCGTTGCCGTTCTGCCAAGTGCGGCGGATTGCTGTTGAGTGATGCGGTGGCTGCCGAACGTCGGTACCAGGTTTTCAACCGCGTAATTCAGGTTCTCCACCAGTCGGGTAAATCTGGTGCTTTCATGCCCCATCTGGGCAATAAACATGGCCTGATCAAGCGGTGCGGTGATGCCGTATTCCTTCATGGCGGCGTCGATATGCGGAAACCAGCGCGCAGCTAATCCGGCGCTGATACCAGCCGCCTTCTGAAATTGTGATTGGTTCATTAGTGCCTCAGATGATCAACCAGACGTGCAACGTTGCCTTTGACGGCCACCAGCACGGAAAGGAATATGATATTGGCCGCAATGGTGGCCCATGATGAATGCGGGTAAATCCCACACAGGTACGCCAGCGGTACAGCGCTGTAAGTGACGGTAATCAGCCAGGCTAAACGCGAAATCCATGGCCGATGCCGCGAATCACCACGGCGGTAAAACATCAGAGTAATTACAACTCCGGCGCAGAGCAGCGCGTTGATAGTTGCTGTTGGGTCATTTAGTACCACCTGAACCTCCCCGGCGCGTTATCAGCGCCACCAGCGAGCCGATGTCCTGCTTGTTCAGGAACGTAAGGATTTGAACGGCTAACGCAGAAGCTATTACGGCACCAATAGCATCCAGAGGCTTCTCGGTGTACCCCGTCCAGGATGTGAGTTTTGACCCCAACAACCCCGAACAAAGAATGCCGACGATATACGACACGAAGAAGTAGGCCAGGCGACGTAACACACTCAGGTCAGCTGCTGTCGCTATGTAGAATACTGCGCCTGCAAATGCTCCAAAAACAACACCGTAATCAGTTCCGGTCAATAGACCGTAAACACTTGCTCCAGTCAAAGCTAAACCGGCCAGCCCTGTGCCGGAAAATGGATCGGACATAGGTCTCCCCTCATATAGCTGTGTATCCTCTCAGTAATGAGGGGAATAAAAAAAGCCCGCACGGGAGCGGGCAACGAATGCAGATATTTATTTTTTTCAATTTCAGAACGAAGATTATCGGCAGTATTGGGAAAGACTTTAGACAATAAAAACCCGGCGCGGTGGCCGGGCAGAAAGTTTATAATTCTGGCTTCATACGGCCAAAAACTTTTTCAATGCCGGTCTCATACTCCTCTTTGTTGTCGCTCATTGCTGCAACGCCAAGAAGTTTGCCGATGTGTTGTCGTAAGGCCTTGACGCCAATTTCAGAAAGGAAGAGGTGTAGCTTATCTGATTGCTTTCCATTCTCATCCCTACTGGCGCGAATTTGCTCTAATATCTTCCCCTTACTCTTAGCCAGTGGGACGTAAATTTGCATATTAGTCAACTGTCCAAAGCGGATCGGCCTGCCTTTTTCCGGACGATTAAGTCCATATAACCGATACCATTCCTCATACAACTCGTCGGGAAACTCTTTCTCATATTGGCGGGCTTCCTCTCGTACAAATGCCTTAAAAGCATCGATTACCTCTTGAACTTCAGGTCGATAACCGGCCAATGCATAGGCTACGCCTTTTATACCTGATTTAGCGGAAGCATTTATTAGTTTTTGAGCTGTATCGGCAGCAGGAATTCTAGACGGTGGCAGAGCATCGGCACTTTTTGCATCTATCAGCGCCTTTCCGATATCAACGATCACATCAATATCAAACCCATGAGCGTTATTGATGTTTTTGGACTGCCCACTATATTGAAAATTAATAGGATTTTCAATTTTCGCTATTAAACTTGGACCACCAAACTCCTTCATGTAACCAGCGCTTAGTAGTTTATCGACATCCCTTGCGAAGTTGCCGATACCTAAAAGTCGAGCAAGTCCAGCCTTAGTAACTACTGCGGTTTTCGATTCATCACTTAAGACATAACACTCAGCATCTATTCCAAATTCATCTTTGAAATTACCCATATGGGTGGCTTTGTGAATTTTATCCCTCCACCTTGCAGCAGCAGCCTTTTTGGCAATGTCAGAACGCTGCTCTTTAGTAAGAGACTTAGCCCTAGCAATCCCGCCCTTAGCTTTACCCTTTGGATCTTTCTTATCGTCTGACATATGCAAGCACCTTTCCGTAAAATATGCTTGCATAATAAACAGCGATCAAAACACATAGCAAGCTTTTTTCACTATTTTATGCTTGCATAGTCAAGAGCATATAAAAGGCCGCCGGATGGTAGCCTTCAGTAAACTAATGTTGTTGTGCTTAATTGTACGCCATCGAGGATTCGAACCCCGAACCACAGAGGTAGAAGCTCCGTGCTCTTTCCAGTTGAGCTAATGGCGGAAAAAAAAGACCAGCAATGAGTTGCTGGTCATGGGTCATGCAGTTGTCTCTGCGAAGCGGGTGTATACCCCACCCAGTGTTATCAGTATCGAGAGCATTATCAAATGCCATAAAAACTATAGCACTGATGAAAAAATTCACTCTGTCAAAGGCCATCAGAAATGACCTTTTGCTCATAACGGGAAGCCAGCTCTCCCGAATGCTTAGTGTCACGCCTAAGAAGGGCATGAAAGCAGGCTTTCCGTTGTGTTTAAAACGAAAAAACCCCGCGGTATTAACCGCAGGGCTTTAAGGATTTCTTGCTGGTCGGAACGAATGAACGGATTCCCAGCATTAGAGTTGATGCTAGCCGAAAATTCCGCAGACCTCAACACCTTTTTTCTCTGACAATTGAGCTTTATAGAAAATCAGCCTACATCGTAACTGCCTTTAAGGCGCTGTCTGCATAACCTTCTTGCCTGTGGCATTCTTCCACCAGCAATTCAAACAGCGGTTGCAGCTGACCGTAAGCGGTGGTTTTTTTTACATCCCATACGGTGCGGACGCCCTCCAGCACATTGGAAAATTTTAGCCGGGCGTAACCTCTCCCCGTGCAACGGTCACACACCTTCATGACCGGCACGCCCTGTTCCTCTGTCTTTTTCTTATCCAGCACCCTCCCTTTCCCGTGGCAGCGACACGCATTGCTGATAACGCCTTTGCCGTTACACGCTTTGCACAGAACGCGCGCTCTCTCCCGAACTGATTTCCACTCTTCCCAGTATGAGGGGTAAACACCCTTTGTAACTTTTGCCCATTTTGGCGGCTTGCCGTCAGGGTAATGGATTTTGTTGGTGAATACCTCGACTTCGGTAAACCCGCTACCATCGCAGCAGTCACATCTGCGAACGCTTGCCGCACTACGGGCGTAATCCTGGTATGCAAAAGCACACATAATTTCGAGAACGCGCTGCCGGACTTTTTCATCGAGTTCTGTAACTGATTTAAAGCGTCGGCATAGGACCAACGATGCTCCATAAAGCGCCTCCATTGCCCGGTCAGGGCTGCTGATACCAATTTTTGCAAGGTATAAATCGAATCCAAACCCACACTTGGCGTTAACCAGTCCAAGCGCGGTCATAACATCAGTTCCGGTCAGATTGTCGGTGGCAGTCGCCCTCGAGGAGTCACTGAACATCGGTGATTTTGGCGCGAAATATTTAGCGATTGATTCGAGGTTCATTATGCGGCTCCTGCTGAATGATAGATTCGAACAAAATTACGAAGGATGCGGTATCCCAGAAGGCGCATTCACCACCACGGCGACACTGCGCACCTTTATCGATGAGTACAACAACGGCCTGCCTGTACTGCTGAGCGCAGACGATATCAAAAGATTTCTTGAAGAGCATAACGCCACGCTGCCCGCTCAGGTGCCGCTGGGCGCTAGCCTGGAAGAAACAGCGCAGAACTATATGACGCTGCCAGCTAACTTCCAGCGTATCGATGCAGACCAGAAGCAGACGGCAACGGCAATGAAAGCCTGCATCAAAGAGTACAACGCCACCCTGCCGACGCCGGTTAAAACTAGCGGCAGCCGTGACGCGCTGCTCGAGCAGTTAGCGATCATCAACCCTGACATGGTGGCGCAGGAAGCGCAGAAGCCACAGCCGCTGAAAGTATCTGGCACTAAGGCCGATCTGATTCAGGCCGTGAAGACAGTCAAACCAGATGCCGTGTTTGCCGACGAGCTGCTGGATGCCTGGCGCGATAACCCGGAGGGGAAAGTGCTGGTTACCCGCCAGCAGCTGGGCACCGCACTGAATATTCAAAAAGCGCTTCTGGCTCACCCGACCGCCAGCATGCTGCTGACCCACCCGAGCCGTGCCGTCGAGGTGAGTTACTTCGGCTTTGACGAGGAGACGGGCCTGGAAGTTCGTGTGCACCCGGACCTCGAGATCGACCTGGACGGTGTGCGTATCGGCGCAGACCTGAAAACTATCAGCATGTGGAACGTAAAGCAGGAAAGCCTGCGCGCCAGACTGCACCGGGAAATCATTGACCGCGACTATCACCTGAGCGCAGCCATGTACTGCGAAACCGCGGCGCTGGACCAGTTCTTCTGGATTTTCGTCAACAAAGACGAGAACTACCACTGGATCGCCATCATCGAGGCATCCGCTGAACTGCTGGAGCTGGGCATGCTCGAGTACCGCAAAGCGATGCGCGCTATCGCAACCGGATTCGACACAGGTGAATGGCCAGCACCAATCACTGCCGACTACACCGACGAACTGAACGACTTCGACCTGCGCCGCCTCGAAGCGCTGCGTACTCAGGCATAAGGGGGATATATGCAAAATACCAACGTTACCGTTGCTGATCAGAACACCGTTATTAATTCCAACGTGGCACTGTTCGATTCTCAATACCTTAACGCCATCAGCACTTTTGCGCAGATTATGGCTCAGGGCACCGCGACAGTTCCTAAGCATCTTCAGGGCAATCAGGCCGATTGCATGGCCGTAGCGATGCAGGCAGCACAATGGCAGATGAATCCCTTTGCTGTAGCACAGAAGACGCACCTGATTAATGGTGTGCTCGGGTACGAAGCGCAGTTGGTCAATGCCGTCATTTCGCGTAGCGGCGTGCTTGCCAGCCGCTTTGAATATGAGTGGTACGGGCCATGGGAAAAAGTTGTTGGAAAATTCCATATTCGTAAAGGCGAAAAAGGCGAGTACCGGGTCCCCGGCTGGATCCTGGCTGACGAAGCCGGGATCGGCATTATTATCCGCGCAACCCTGAAGGGTGAAGATCAGCCGAGAGAACTCGATTTACTGCTGGCTCAGGCTCGCACCCGTAACTCAACGCTCTGGGCTGACGACCCGCGCCAGCAGCTTGCATATCTCGCAGTGAAGCGCTGGGCCCGCCTGTTCTGCCCGGATGTGATTCTGGGCGTTTATACCCCGGACGAGCTGGATGATCGGCGTGAAGAACGGGAGGTAAACCCTGCCCCTGTGCAGCACATAAGTTTGACTGAAATTACTGATGACAACTTATCTACCACACAGAACGCGCAGCAGTCCTCAGTAAATATCGACACTTTGGCTGATGAATACCGTAAACGGATTGATTCTGCTGAAACTCTGGACGATGCCACTACCGTCGGAAACGACATCAATGCTTCTAAATCCGTACTGGGTGCAGCATTGCACACCGAACTGAAAAACAAAGCTACGCGCCGGTACCACTTTGTGAATGCGAAAAACAAAGTTGATACAGCTATCAAAGCACTTCCAAAACCGGGAGTGGAAGGTGCGGGAGAACGCTTCGAGGAAGTTGAAAAGATGCTCTTGGCGGCTAAACGGCACTTGGGTGATGAATTGCACGATAAGTACCGCATCACCCTCGATGATATGAAACCGGAATATGTGGCCTAAGGGAGGCGGGAGGGTTCGCCCTCCCGGTAACGATATGACGAAAATTATCGAACGCGGAATGATTTTTAACGGTGAGATGGTGCGGGCGATCCTCGATGGACGGAAGACGCAGACGCGGCGGATCATCAAGCCGCAGCCAGAGGGAACATTAAGCGGAAGTTTATCCGGTATGTGTTTAAGCAGGCCTCTTAACGGACTGTTGTTGCCGAAAATTGAAGATATCGCAATCCATTGCCCGTTCGGTGTCGTCGGTGATCGCATCTGGGTGCGGGAGACGTGGGCAGAGGCTGGAGCAAGCGCGCCGGATCTGAAACTTTATCGCGCGAATTACCCTGCGCATGTTCCAACTCATTACGAGAACGTGCCGCCGGCAGAGGATGTCCGCTGGACACCCAGCATCCACATGCCGCGCTGGGCCAGCCGTATTCTGCTGGAGATCACCGATGTACGGGTCGAGCAGCTGAACGATATCAGTGAGGAAGACGCACGTTCGGAGGGAATTTCTGGCTCCTCGGCACGTGACGTTAAAGAGGCTTACGCAGCGTTATGGCGGTCTATCTACGGTTCTGACAGCTGGCGCGCTAACCCATGGGTCTATGTGATCAAGTTTAAGCGTATCGAAGGAGATGGCCATGCGACTGATTAACCGAGGTAACCAGCAATCCCCGTTAGCGCGTCAGGCATGCGACATCGCGCTGGCAGCCCACCAGCAAAGATACGGCGACTATGGGCGCAGCAAGATGAAAGAGACGTATACGGTGAAGGTTGAAGGCGTGAAGGTCTGGGTGGAGGTGGTGAACCGCAAGGCGAGCTATGTGGCCACGGCAATGACAGGCATGCGCCGCTTGCGTGCCCTTCCCGGCCAGGCGTCCTGATAAAGAATTATCAAACGGCCCCGGTTGGGGCCCTTGGAGAACGAAGATGAGCAAAGCAACGAATAAATTTGAGCTGATGAGCACTAAAGACATCTGCGGGCAGCTGTGTATTTCCTCACGTACGCTCGAACGCTACAGGAAAAGAGCCCCAAACGAGAACCCTTTCCCTGAGCCAGATTGCGCTTACATGGGTGGACCCAATAAATGGCTCAGAACCAAAGTCACCGCCTGGCAGATTAAAGAGATGTCACGATCAACCCGTAAGCCGATGTCTCACCTGAACCTAACCCGTGATGATAAAGGCCGTCTCACCCGACCTGACGCGGCGTGA